TGTAGTTCCCGAGGTTGTACACCCGCTGCGTCGTCACCTGCACCCTGGTGACCCTGGGGCCGCTACTCGGCTCGGCCCTCATCGCAGGCTTCTCCTTTGCCCGGTGTGGCTTCTTCTTTTCTCTCTTTGGCATGGTTCACCCCACTGTATGCGCGATGCGGTCGAGAGCCTCGGCTACGGCCGGGCTCCACTCGCGCAGCTCGTCGGCAACCTCCCGGAGGAAGGTGTCCGCGTCCCGGAAGTCGAACGGGCCGACGCTGACAAGGCTCGCGAGCACCTCGGCCCGACACACCGAGGGCAGCTCGCCGCCCTCCTTGATGACCGTGTCGTGCACCAGCGGCAGAATCGAGTCGGTGACGTACTTCGCCATCAGCCGGCCGATGCGCCCCTCGGCGTGGTCCGTGTTCAGTCGTTCATCTACGGCTTCAGCGACAGCGTCCCAGGGGTGGTCCCAATCATCGGTCACGCTCATTCAACCCTCCTTCGCGACCGCGAGCCGGCCGCCTGGTTGACGGTTCCCGATCCGGTGAGGTAAAAGGGCGAGCGGAGTCAACCTTGCGGTGACACACGAGGCGCGATATACTGCGCCCATCGAAAGGGGCGGCCGAGTGGGACACGAAGCGGAATGTGATTCGGTTCCTGGGCGGGTCGGCCGTGGCCGCAGGCATATTCGGAGCGTGGGCTCCCCCCCCTCACCTCCGAGTCGCTTGTGGGCCGACCCGCCCGGGTCTTTGCTGACTGGGAGCACTGCTGATGGGCGACCGCGAATTCACCGACACCGACCTCGGCCTCGATATCCTGACCGAACCATCCGGCATCCACGACCTTCGGCATATCGTGGCAGTCGGTTTCACGAAGCAGGCAAGCGCAATTCGGCAGCTCGGCCGTGATGTGATACGGCTGGAGGGTAGCATGGTGTCGGAGGACCTCTGCTTGCGTCGGGCAGCGGAACTGAACTCGGCGGTGAAGGACACGATCCGGGAGGAGGCCAAGAACGCGATTACGGAGGCGAGTGTCGCAGCGGCCAGGAAGGTGAACGGCCACAAGCCTTTCTGGCCAACCGATGCGCGAGGGTGGATGGCCCTCGTCGCCACCGTGACCGCGTTCCTGGGCTGGCTCGGTATCAACATCTACATCGCCGGCCCGAAGTAAGTTCCAGCCGGCCCAGTGAGGGGAGCAGTGACGGCGGCCTTGCCGGCAATCGAGATCACACCGGAGAACCGTGACGACGTAATCCGCGCCGCATCCGAGTTCCAGGGCCTCACCGATGAGATGATTCGCAGGGCCGTGCTGGTCGAGAGCCGGTTCGACATCCTCGCAACCGAGGTGCTCGAAATCGAGCTGGAAGAGGTCCACCTCGAACTGCTCGCGTACATGCTGGAGCAGGACGAGTCGCTGCACCTGGCGTTTCGAGGCTGCGGCAAGACGACCAGCGCTGTCGGCCCCTACGTCGTCGGCCGCATCCTTCAGGACCCCGAGCTGTGCGTACTCATCGCGAGCCGGACCGGCACCTACGCCCAGACCATCATGCGACAGGTCAAGGGCCACCTGGTCAACGACAAGCTGGTCAGGATCTTCGGCGAGCAGAAAGACCCGACGAAGTGGGAGGCCACCGAGTCCAACGTGCTCGGCAAAACGAAGAACACGAAGGAGGCCACGCTCACGGCGCTCGGTGCCGAGGGCAGCCTCACCGGCCGGCACTTTGACATCATCATCGTGGATGACCTGTGCGACCTGGAGAACACCAGGACCAGGGCACAGCGCAAGCGGATTCACGACTTCTACTACACCACCCTCGACAACTGCCTCAAGCCTGGCGGCCAGCGCAAAGTCATCGGCACCCGCTACCATCCTCACGACCTGTACGGCTGGCTCTCGTCCAACGACCTCAAGGGTGCGGTGCAGATCGTGCCGGCCCTCCACGAGCATGAAGACGAGGACGGCGAGATCCGCTACGAGTCCAGCGCGCCTCGCAGGTTCACCGTCGAGTACCTGCTGAAGAAGCGGGCCAAGACCCCGGCGCTCATCTGGCTGATGCAGATGCAGTGCATCGCCGCCCGGTTCCAGGGCAAGGTGTTCAAGCCCGAGTACTTCGAGGGTGAGGACTTCTACTTCACCGAGCTGCCCGAGGGTCAGCTCTACCAGGTGGTCGACCCGGCCGTGACCGAGAAGACGGAGAACGACTACTTCGCGCACATGACCGGCGTCGTGGACAGCGACGGGGATGTGTGGGTGGACAGCTACCACAACCTCCGCATCGAGTTCCCGAAGCAGGCGCCATTCTGCATCGACGAGTTCGACGAGCGCGACCCGGTGCGGCTCGGCATCGAGAGCAACGCCTACCAGGCCGCGCTCGGCCAGGAGATCCTCGACAGGCGCCCAGACCTGAAGGGGCGCATTATCGGCGTCCAGACCGACAAGGACAAGGTCACCAGGGCGCTGAAATTGACTTCGTACTTTGAGGCGGGCAGAATCCACATGAGGCACGAACACCGGGAGCTAGTCCAACAGCTTCTGGAGTTCCCTGACGGAGAGCACGATGACCTATTCGACGCCCTCGACTTGCTGGTGCGCATCGGAACCCGGATGAGGGTAAAGAAGAAGCGGCGCCGTGAGCCCGGCGTGATCTAGGAGGAGAGCATGGGCGACAAGGTAACTCGCATCCGGCGCCGGCCTGTCATTGGGTCGTCGAAGTCTTCCCCCAGTGACGCCTCGTCCAGCTCGGTCGTCAGCCTGACCAAGGGAGCCGGGCCGCGTGCGGTGGTGAAGGCTCTGGTCGTGGAGGCCGACGAGAAGAAGGTCGACGGGCCGATCTCCCAGGTGATGCCCGACGACCCCTTCCGCGACTTGGTTCACTCGAAGATGGTGCTCGCGCCGCCGCTCGACCCGCGGCTGCTCACGGTGCTGTGGGAGCAGAACAGCTACCTCGGGCCGTGCATCGCCACGATGGCGGTCAACTGCGAGAGCTTCGGTCACCAGTTCACCCCTCGCATCCAGGTCAACGACGAGACGCCGAAGGCTGTGCTGGCCCGCATGGAGGAGGAGAAGCTCCTGCTCGACAACTGGTTCAACAACTGCGTCATCGAGGGCGAGGACAGCTTCACCGGCCTGCGCATGCGGAAGCGGCAGGACGAGGAGGGTGTCGGATACGCGGCCTGGGAGGTGGTTGAGTTCAACACCGAGGTTCTGGGCTTCAACTACGTTCCGGCCCACACCGTCCGCTGTACCGGCCTGGACAAGATGCGGGTGCGGGCCTCGCACAAGATGCTGATGCGCCACGAGGACGGGACCTACCGCTACATCGAGCGTCCGGTGTGGAAGCGGTTCCGCAAGTTCGTCCAGGTCCGCGGCTCGAAGATGCGGTGGTTCAAGGAGTACGGCGATCCGCGCACGATGAACGCCGAGACCGGTGAGTACGTCAGCGGGCCTGGCGCCATCTCGGCCTACAAGAGGGCGAACTCGATCCTCTTCTTTGTGCAAGCCGCGGCCCGCACCCCCTACGGTATCCCGCGGTACATCGGCAGCCTGCTCGGCATCTACGGCAGCCGCGCCACCGACGAGATCAACTTCTTCACCTTCGAGTCGAACAACGTCCCGAGCATGGCGGTCACCGTGTCGAACGGTATGCTCTCGGACGGCAGCGTGGACCGCATTCAGCAGTTCGTGGAGAAGCAGGCTTCCGGCCAGCGCAACTATTCCCGCTTCCTCATCCTGGAGGCCGAGCCGGCGACGGACGGCCTGGGCGACCCGGGCCGGGTCGCACTCGACATCCAGCCGCTCACGGACCAGCAACGCACCGACGCGATGTTCCTGAAGTACAAAGAGCAGGCCAAGGCCGACGTCCGTGGCGCCTTCCGGCTGCCCGACGTGTTCTTCGGCGAGGCGCCCCAGGGCGGCGCGGTCGGCGCGATGGAGACGATGCGCAAGCTGACCGACGAGCAGGTGTTCCTCCCCGAGCGCAACACCTTCGATGACCGCATGAATCGCCGCATCCTGCCGGCCCTCGGCGTGGTGTACTGGCAGTTCAAGTCGAACACCCCGGAGACGACCGATAACAAGGACCTCATCCGCATCCTCGCGATGGCCGAGAAGTCGGGCGGCGTGAGCCCGGCCATCGCTCGCGAGATCATGAGCCGCGTCGTCGGTCACGACCTGGGCAAGGTCAAGGGCATCGACCCGGAGGTGCCCTACACGCTCCAGGTCGCCCAGGCGCAGAAAACGGGCGGCGACCCGATGTCCACTGCCTCCCAGGCGGGAACCAACTCCCTGCGTCGGATGGGGGCCACTACGCGGGCAGAACTGGGGCTGGAGGACACTGCGAAGGCTAGCGAGGTCGAGACACCCTGGGAGGGCGAGGCTGTGCTCGCCGGCCTGGGCACGCTGGTCGATAGGATCTCGGAGGAGCAGGAGGGGCGCACGGCCAAGGCCAAGGAGGTCAAGCGCGAGCGGCCCACGGTGAGCGGCGAGTAGGCGGGGGATGGCGCTTCCTGTCCAGACTGACGCGGTGGGCGACCTGCTCCACCGCATGACCGACGAACAGCTCTTCGTCGCCAAGGCGCAGGCACGCGAGGCCCTGGTGCTGGCCAGGGTCATCAAGGTGGCCGACGCCTACCTCGCGGTCGAGGAGGACCTGGGCAAGCTGCTCGTCGGCCACTGGGATGACAAGGGCGCCGCGCTGGTGAAGAAGGGAGCCTCCGAGCTGGCCAAGGCCCAGGAGGGGAAGATCGTCCAGTCGACGCTGTACGAGAACCTCCTGAAGCTGAAGAAGCAGATGGGCAAGGAGTTCGGTGAGGAGATGCTCCCCCACCTCATCCGATCCTCGCTGCTCGTTTGGTCGATGAGCAGCAAGGAGACGATGGGGCGGCTCCAGCTCAAGTGGTCGACCGACCTGGTGGACAAGAAGGCTGCGGCGCAGCTCTCGAAGCATCACGCGTACTGGATCGGGAACCACTACAACACCTCCATCTCGGAGTCGCTGCGCCTGGCGACGAAAGAGGTCATCCTCGACGGCGGGCTGGCCGGCACACAGGCGGCCAAGGCGTACCGCGACATCACGACCGAGTACCTCGCAGGCAAGGGGAAGAAGTACCCCGGCGTTCCGCCCGGCTTCAAGGGCACGACCGACGACTACTTCGCAGGGGTGTCGAACCACGTCGGGACGCAGGCTAGGGTCTTCAGCCGGATGGAGTCGTACCAGCGTGTCGGGATCACGACCTACCGGATCGTCGCGGTGCTGGACAACCGGACGAGCGATGTGTGCCGGATGATGCACGGCCAGACGTTCACCGTCGAGCAGGGCATGAAGACTGCCGGGGTGTGGACCCAGGGCATCGTCCACCCCGAGGTCGTGAAGAAGCAGGCCGGCTGGATGCGGCCGGCCGACATCGCGAAGACGGCTGGCATCGCCTACACCCCGGGGGCTACCTCGCCGAAGATGAGCGCGAAGGGGATCGACGCGCTGGCCGAGAAGGGGCAGGCTCTCCCGCCCTATCACTTCCGCTGCCGCACCGACGTCATCAGCTCGGGTGAGTACACCAGCTTCCCCACCGGGAGCGAGCCCAAGACCAAGCCCGTCAAGCCTCCGAAGAAGGACCCGCCGAAGCCTCCCCCGGCTGCTCCGACCCCACCCGCGAAAGCGCCAGGCGCTTTCCCGTGGGCGATGACCGACATGACCCCCGTGCAGAAGTCTGCGAAGGGGATGCACTCGAAGCAGTTCTTCACCGACCCGAACGGCGATGAGTGGATGTTCAAGCCGGCACCGGAGGGGCTCAAGTTCCGCGCCGAGGTGGAGAAGCTCGCCGCCGATGCGGCCAGGGCTATTGGGGTTGACACGGCCGACGTCTATGTGGTGTCGCACAGGGGCAAGGCTGGCACCATCCAGCGGCTCTTCAAGGACGTGAAGCACGACGGCCTCGGCAACGTGGGCGTCAACGGCTTGTCGCAGAAGCAGGTCGCCGACCTCCAGCGGCAGCACGTCCTCGACTGGCTCATCGGGAATA